GGTTCTAAGGAAAAGATGCGTAAGGTTGGTTCTAAAGGTGCTCCTACTGAGGCGGCATTTAAGGCTGCGGCTAAGACCGCAAAGAAGAAATGAAATCTCCTGTTTGGCAAACAAAAGCAGGTAAATCTGCTTCTGGGGGCTTGAATGCTAAAGGCAGAGCATCGTATAATGCAGAAACAGGTGGCAATTTAAAACCACCAGTCAAGTCGGGTGACAACCCTCGCAGGGCCTCCTTTTTAGCACGTATGGGCAATATGCCTGGCGCTGAGATGAAAGATGGAAAGCCTACCCGACTCCTTCTATCTCTTAGAGCTTGGGGCGCAACGTCCAAGGAAGACGCAAAGGCTAAGGCTAAAGCGATCTCTAAGAGGAATATGAAGTGAGACCAGTATCTGTCGGAATTAGCCCTGTAGCCAATACGCTGACAACTGTTTATACAGTTCCTACGGGTTATTACGCCAAATTTACTGTCATGTACATCCACAACACTGGTGGAAATACAAAGCACATCACAGTTCAATGGTATGACGCAAGTGCTTCATCCACTTTAGACATCCTTACTGCTTACAATTTAACTACTAAGCAGTACCTTCAATTTGATGGTACGGCTTACATCGTTTTAGAAGAAGGCGATAGGCTTCAAATTACTACTGAAGCGGGCAGTACCTTTAGTTTTATTGCAACATTTGAGGTTCAGGGAGCGCAACGAACATGACCTACTTAGAACTTGTAAATGATGTTCTCACCCGTTTGCGTGAGACTAATGTTTCTACAGTCTCAGAAACTTCCTATTCCGCATTGATTGGCAAGTTTGTCAATGATGCTAAACGTCAAATTGAAGACTCCTATAATTGGAATGTCTTGGGACAAACAATTACAGTTACCACTACCAGTGGCACAAGTTCATACGCTTTGACAGGTGCGGGTCAGAAGTTCCGTGTTAATGATGCTATTAACACCACCAGTGTTATAACTTTAGATAACACCACTGTTGCGGACATGAACCGCAAGCTCAACTTTGGTACACCTTCACAGTCTATTCCTAGCGAGTTTTGTTTTAGTGGTGTAAATGGCAATGGCGACACAAAGGTTGATCTGTTTCCTGTTCCTGATGGTGTCTATACATTGAAGTTTGATTTGACCATCCCACAAGCTAATCTATCTGCTGATGGCACTTCAGTCAAGGTATTGGACTATTTGGTGACTCAAAGTGCCTATGCCCGTGGTTTGATTGAGCGTGGTGAGGATGGAGGCACTGCTTCTAATGAAGCTTATGCTTTGTTCCGTGGAATGCTATCTGACGCTATTGCATTGGAAAGCACTCGTTACCCTGAAGATAACTTTGTGGCGGTCTAATGGCAGCTCCTTTACAAAGTCAAAGCATTAGCGCACCAGGCTTCTATGGCCTGAACACGCAAGACTCGCCCCTAGATTTATCTTCTGGCTTTGCTTTAACTGCTTATAACTGCGTGATTGACCAATTTGGTCGTATTGGCGCACGTAAGGGCTTTACTCTTGTTAACGCTTCATCTGGCAATCTAGGCTCTAACAATGTGGGTGTAATCCATGAGTTAGTCCAAACTGATGGCACTTTGACTGTTCTGTTTGCGGGAAACAACAAGCTATTCAAACTTGGTACTTCTAACGCAGTGACTGAGTTGACCTATGGTGGTGGAGGTTCTGCTCCTACTATCACGGCATCTAATTGGCAATGTGCATCTTTGAATGGCATAGCTTATTTCTTCCAAACTGGTCACGATCCACTCATCTTTGACCCCGCAGTAAGTACAACTACTTATCGCAGAGTGTCTGAGAAATCAGGTTATGTGGCTACTGTCCCTCAAGCAAATATTGCCATCTCAGCTTTTGGTCGCTTGTGGGTAGCTAATACATCTACAGATAAGGTCACTATTACCTTCTCTGATCTGATTGCGGGTCATGTATGGTCAGGCGGTACTTCAGGAACATTGGATGTTTCTAGGGTTTGGCCTAATGGTGCTGACGAGATCATGGGTCTAGCGGCTCACAATGACTTCTTTTTCATCTTTGGTAAACGGCAAATTCTTGTTTATTCTGGTGCTTCTACTCCCGCATCCTTGGTTCTGTCAGACACAGTAGGCTCTATTGGGTGCATTGCTAGAGACACTATTCAGTCAATTGGTACTGATGTGATCTTCTTGTCAGACTCTGGGGTTCGTTCTCTGATGAGGACAATCCAAGAGAAGTCTGCACCCCTGAGAGACTTGTCCAAGAATGTGCGTTCTGACCTTATTTCATCTTTGGCAGTAGAGACTCTGGCTAATCTGAAGTCTGTTTACTCAGAAAAGAATGCGTTTTACTTGTTGACTCTTCCAGTAACAGGTCAAGTCTTCTGCTTTGATACAAAAATGCAATTGCAAGATGGTGCTTTTAGAGTAACTAAGTGGGACTCTATTACGCCTACTGCTCTGTACTCACTCAGGAATGGTGATCTGTATATTGGTAAGAGTGGCTTTATTGGCAAGTATGGAAGTTTCTTAGATAACACTTCTACTTACCGATTGAGCTACTTTACCAACCATGCAGACCTTGGTAATGAGAATCAGATTTCTATTCTGAAGCGAATCAAAACAATCATCATTGGTGGGTCTAACCAGACTGTTACGATTAAGTGGGGCTTTGACTTTGCTGCCAACTATTTGTCAGGCAATGCTTTTATCCCTGAACAACAGAACTATGAGTACGGCCTAGCTGAGTACGGCACAGCAGAATACTCAGGTGGACTCTTGATTAAGACACTAGATGTAAATGCGTCTGGTGCGGGTAAAATTGTTCAAACAGGTTACGAAACCACTATCAACGGCACTCAACTGTCAATTCAGAAGATTGAGATTCAGTCTAAGAACGGCAAGATTTCGTGAGTAATGTACTCGCACTAGGAGAATAACTTTGACAAATTATGTAAAGAGCACGAATTTCGCTACCAAAGACAACCTCACGCCTGGCGATCCACTCAAGGTCGTGCGAGGTACAGAGATTGATACTGAGTACAACAACATTGCTACTGCCATTGCGACTAAGACAGACAATGCGTCTGCTGCAATCACGGGCGGTACGATTACAGGTATTACAGACTTAGCGGTTGCTGATGGCGGTACAGGTGCTTCTACGGCTACTGCTGCTCTGAATAACCTCTTGCCTAGCCAAACAAGCAACGCAAACAAGTATCTACAGACTGATGGCACAAATGCTACTTGGGATGCGGTCACTCTCTCTACTGCTGACATTACAGGAACTCTTCCTGTTGCTAATGGTGGTACGGGTGTAACTAGCTCAACAGGTACAGGCAATGTAGTGTTGTCAAACTCGCCAACATTGGTGACTCCCGCATTGGGAACACCTGCTTCTGGCGTGGCTACCAACTTAACTGGTCTGCCAATCTCAACTGGCGTAAGTGGTTTGGGTACGGGAGTGGCTACATTCTTGGGTACACCATCATCTGCCAACCTAATTTCTGCGGTTACTGATGAGACAGGTACGGGTTCTTTGGTGTTTGCCAATAGCCCAACCTTAGTCACTCCTGCTCTCGGCACTCCATCTGCTTTGGTAGGCACAAACATCACAGGTACTGCTTCTGGTCTGACTGCGGGTAACGTCACTACTAACGCTAACTTAACAGGCGCAATCACTTCTGTTGGCAATGCAACATCTTTGGGTTCATTTAGTTCTGCAAACCTTTTAGGTGCTTTAACAGATGAGACAGGAACAGGATCAGCGGTATTTGCTACTTCACCTACATTGGTGACTCCTATCCTTGGAACACCTACTAGCGCAACTTTAACCAACGCTACAGGGCTTCCTATCGCTACAGGTGTGTCAGGTCTAGGAACTGGTGTAGCAACCTTTCTAGCGACTCCTAGTAGTGCAAACCTAGCGGCTGCCTTAACAGACGAAACAGGAACAGGCTCTGCGGTGTTTGCGACTTCTCCGACATTGGTGACACCTATTCTAGGAACTCCAACAAGCGCAACATTGACTAATGCAACTGGTTTGCCTTTGACTACTGGAGTGACAGGAACTTTACCTACTGCCAATGGCGGTACAAACCTAACATCATTCACATCAGGCGGTGTGGTGTACGCATCTAGTTCTAGTGCATTGGCTACTGGGTCTGCG